TGGCTTGGCACCCGGGTTGGCCGCGACCGCCAGCTTCACGGCGGCAGAAGGCGGCAGTCCGCCCTGCTCTTCATAGCCGCTCTGGCCGCTCCCGTTTTGCGCAGCCGCCGGCAAGCCGCTGAGCGCAGCCACAAGCCCCAGGGCCGCGATGCTCAATATCTTCCGCATGAAACCTTACCTTTCGGCGCTCCTTCTAGGCCTTGCAAGCTGAACCCGACATGAATGGTCTTAACCCGGCTTGCGCGGCAGGCCCTTGCGCTCCGCGGCGGAGGCCACCGCACCCGCCACCTTCTCGAGCGAGCGTCCGCCGATATAGCCGCCCATGCCGATGGCGAGGAAGTCCCAGAAGCCCTGCGGCAGCATCTGCCAGCGCGGCTGGAACGGAATGGGCGCACCGGCGATCACGTCCGCGAGCGGCAGCACCAGCCCCGCCAGCAGCAGGAATCCCATCAGCAACAGCATCAGCATGGGCCGCCAGCTGCGGCTCAGCCAGTGTTCGGACTGGACCTCGGCCATCACCACATCCCGGCCCAGTTCCGCCGTGCGCGTCAGATGGGCCAGCACCTGCTGCTCCATCTCGGCGGCAAGCTTGCGCCGCAGCGACTGGTCGGCCACATGCGCCTCGATGAACGTCATCAGCGGCCCGTTGACGAGCCCCATCGCCAGCTTCGCGGCGAGAGTCGCAGGGATCACCATCAGGTCCTCTCCTGTCTGCGGGTGAAAATGCGGATGAGCGCGATGAGAAGCCCGATCAGGCCGCCTCGCTGCGTCGCGATTGCTTGAACACGGCGCGTAGCGAAGAGCTCGGCTTCCGCCGCGCGCCGCCGCACCAGCCCCTCGAGCCTCCGGCCATCGGCCTTCACCCACAGCTTCAGCCGCTCCGGCACGGCGGTGAAGTCGCCGGCATTCACGGCCTTCAGCACGGAGGACCGCCGGAAGGCGCCGATCCCCACATTGAAGGCAAAGCTCACCAGCGCGGAGAATTGCTCCGCGCTCACCTCGCGCGTCAAAGCCTGCCGCACGCCTTCCGCGAACATCGCAGCATCCGTCGCCAGAATCGCGCGGGCCTCCGCCTCGCTGATCACCATCCCCGCGCGCACCTTCGGCGGGCCTGCCTGCGAGGTGTGGCCATAACCGATGGTCCACACACCCGCCGGGCACCGGTAGGCCTCGGCACGAAACCCCTCGAACCGGCGAATCAACGCCAGCCCCTCTTCCGTCATCTGCATGGATTTTTCTCCTACCAAAACCTTCCTCTCCCGAACGCATGTCGGGAGAGGCGGAAAGCGCTAGATCCTCGCTCCCATCAGCATCGGGAACACGCGCGACAGCAGCGCCCGCGCGCCGTCACCAGCGCATCGCGGATCTCGCGCACGTCCTGGCGCATGGCGTGAATTTCCTGCTCCACCGTCTCCATGCGCGCCTCGAGGGCGCCCACGTCGCGTTCAAGGCTCGTCATGCGATGTTCTCCAGGCTCGCCTGCACCAGTGAGACGGTCCAGGAGGCGAGCGTTCCGCCATTGATGGAGAGGCCGATCACCGCGCCCGCCTGAGCGCTGTTGAAACCCGCCGAGGTGGCGCGGCGCACGGCGCCGGGGCTGTTGGCTAGTCCGCCACTTCCCAGATTATGGATCAAGGACCCAACGATCTGGACCACCGCGGCCGTGCCGGTCCCCGTGCTGCGGAACGTCACATCCACGTCGAAACGTCCGTCGTCGACAACCGCCGTCTGCACCGGAAATGTCAGCGTCCCCAATGCTGCGTCGGCCAGTCCTCCAGCCGTTCCGAAGCGCAGGGTGAAGACGGGCGAGGCGGTGCCCGCTGCCGTCTTTCTCACGTCCAGCCTCACGCGGTAGCGCGTGCCCGCGCGCAATGCGCCCTGCGGCACGCCGATGCCAGATCCTGCGAGATAGGTGTCGGACGCAAAGCCCGGCCCTTGCGAAGCCAGCGACTGATTGAACAGCAGCACCGGCCCCGTGTTGGGAAGCGAGACGGCGCCCGTCGCCCTGTCGATCTCGATCGCGTCATGCCAGGATGATCCATCCGCGCTCACCTTGATGTGGAAATCATCATCGCCGGCGAGCCCCATCTCGGCGCGGCCGGACCATCCGGTCTGGTAGAGCAGCGAGCCCGTATCCGCCGCCGCATTCTTGTTGAGCTTCAACTGCATGCCGCCGCCCGCATGGCTGAGCAACACGGCGGGCGAGGCGACGGCGAGCCGGTTTACACTGTCGGCCGTCGTATTGACGCCAACCAGCGGCACGTTTGAAAGATCTGGCGGCTGACCCAGGTCGATCCACGCCATGCCGTCGAACAGCAGGAACTTGCCCTCATCCTCCACCCACAGCCGCCAGCCGGTTGAAGGCGTGAGAAACACCCAGCCCCCGCCCTGGGCGAGCGCGAGCTTCCCCGCCTGGCCCGCCCACGCCCCGCTGGGCGAAGCCGCCACCAGATGGCGCGTACCCTCGGCCGTGCCTGTGGGCGGTGACGAGGCCGCGCGCGAGGCCACCGAAAGGTGGACCAACCCGTCGAGCAGCAGCAGCGCCTCATTGTGGGTCACATGCTTCTGCGCCTGCGCGGCCTCGAGAAGCGGCAGGTGCAGCAAGGGAGTGTCAGACATGGATGGTCCTCTGCAAGGCGGCCCCGGGGCCGAACACGGTGGAAATCTGCTGAACGCGGAGGCTGAAGCTCCCCGGGTCCGCGCCGAAATCGGCGGCAATCTGAGCCGCTGCATAGAGAAACTGCGGCGAACTCACGCTCTCCCGCCGCCTGAGCGTGCTGCCGCTCAAAATGTCGAGGAGGTAGGACTCGGACTCCTCGCCAAGCGGCACGTCGCCTTCCTCCCATTCGTCGCTGTCGAAGCGGCTGCGCCTGATCCAGGAGAACCTCACATCGCCGCCATCGCGCACCGCCCGCAACTGGCAGGGCGAGAGCGGGCGAAGCCCCAGCCGCTTCGCGCGGTGGCTGATCGAGACTTGCCCGCGCGCCAGGTCATATTGCGCCGGGCCGATGCGCCATTCCTGCGCCAGCGCCCCCTGGGCAAGGCTCAGCTGCGGCTGCACCACCGCCTCGTCCAGCAGCACGAAGCGCTCACCGGCGGGCCGCATCGCCGCCATCTCTGGCTCCGAGCCTAGGCGCCCGCGCAGCAGCAGAGACAGGCGATAGCTCCGCGCGGCGATCAGTTCCGCGCGCTGGAACTGGATGATCTCCCAGCCCGTCTCCATGCTGCCAATCGCTGCGGCATTGGCGCCCTGCAGGAGTTCCTCTTCGCTCACGGATGAGAGGTCTCCCGTCGTCAGCTGCACGTCCAGAACGGTGCCGCGGTCGAAGCTGTTGAGCGGCCCCGCCGCAGCCTGGCCCGTCAGCACCCCCATTGTCGCTCGCGTCTCGATTAGCCGGTTGAAGCTGAAGGCTGATGATCCGGTGCGCCGGTTCACCGCCAGTGCGCCGGGCCATGGCCGCGCTGTTGCGGCAAACCACGGCGCATGCGCCAGAACACCGTCGGAAGCGAGCGGCAAATCGAGGATCTGCGCGCTTGGCCTGCCATAGACCACCGCGGCCGCCGCACCCTCGCCGCGCTGCGGCGCATCGGCGGGGGTGAACACCGAGGCATCGAACCTCCGTCCACGGATCTTCCGGAAACTCCCGTCGGATACCTCCTCAACCCGCAGCCGGACCGCGCCGCTGTCCAGCGCGAGATTCACCACGTCGCCCGGCTCCAGCGCCAGGAAGGACGGGGGCAGCGCCAGCTCGGCCGCCTCGCGCGCCGACCACGCCTCCTGCAGGCTCACCTCGGCGCGCTTCTGCGCCTCCGCCTGCGCCACCGCGGCGGCAAGCTCGATCAGCACGTCGCGCCGGCTCGATCCGCCGGACTGCCGCGCCTCCACAGCGGCGATCCGGTAATCGAAGCCCGCTTCGATATAGGCGAGCTTCAGGCGCTGCGGCAGTTCCGTCTCCTGCGCCCGTGTCATCTGGTAGAGCGGCCGGTCCTGGTCGGTTTCGACCAGAACGCCCGCATCGGCGGAAAGCGCGGCCGTCCTGTTCCGCATGAAGAAGCGCAGCCGTCCGCCGCTCTCCACCGCATCGACGCCATAAACCGTCATGATAGCCTCCAGCGCGTCCCGCGCTGACATCACACGGTCGACCTGGAAGCCCGTGACCAGTCCTTCGACGCCGCCCACATCGACCGTGTCGATCCCGTAGCCCGCGCAGAGCTCCTCGATCAGCCGCGCCAGGGTCAGCGCGCCGATCCGCCCATTGAGCCAGTGCCCGCGCCCGTAATTCACGGCATCCGACCAGATGTCGGAGCGCGCGGGAAACTGCGGAAAGGGCCTTGCATCCCAGGCCCAGAAGAAGATCCGCCCCGCATCCACCATCGGCCCGCCGTAGAGCGGCGAGACGGGATTGTGCGCACCCGACACGGACCAGTATTGCGACAGCGCCGTCACATAGCGGTTCTGGATAAGATCATCGCGCCCGCCGTTCGAAAAGCGCGGCAGCAGGTTCTCGGCCGATTTCGCATCGATGAAGGCATTGGGCTCGTTCGTCGCCTTGTCGACGGCCGCACACCCCGCCTCGGTGAACCAGATGGGTTTCGCGCGCGGCACGAAACCGGTGGGCGTCGTCCGCTCCACCCCGCCTGGCCGGTCGAAATGCTGATTGCTCCAGAAACCGCTGAGGTCCTTGAAGCGGAACACCCAGGGCTTGCCATGCGCCCCGTCGGTGATCGGCGTGCGGATCTGTGCCGCGCGCTCGGCGTCATTGCGGTAGAACCAGTCGAAGCCCTCGCCGCCCGCGATATTTGCCTTGAGATAATCCGGATCATAGATCGAGGCATGTCCCGCCAGCAGGTCGCTGTGCTGGGAGCCGTCGCGCCAGTCGCTGAGCGGCATGTAATTGTCGATGCCGATGAATCCCACGGCGGGCGAAGCCCACAGCGGATCGAGGTGGAAGAAGAGATCGCCCGTTCCATCCTGCGGCCGGTGCCCCGAATACTCCGTCCAGTCCGCGCCATAGGAAACGAGCGCCCCCGGCAATATCGCCTTCACTTCGGCGGCCAGCGTCACCAGCCCCGCGACGAAGGGAAACACATCGCCCGCGCGCCTCAGCGTCGTGAGGCCGCGCAACTCGCTGCCGATCAGGAAGGCATCCACCCCGCCCGCAAGCTGGCAGAGCCTGGCATAATGCAGCACCATGCGGCGATAGCCCCAGCCCGCAGGGCCGGAATAGGACACACCGGTGCCAGCGCCCGAAAAATGCGAGGGGTTCGCATTGCCGAGGAAGGCCGCGATCTCGTCCGCCACCGCCTCCGTCTTGTCCGGGCTCCCCACACGCCCCGGCGCCACGGAGCAGGTGATGCGCCCGCGCCAGGGATAGGCCGCCTGCTGCGCGCCCCCATAGGGGTCGGGCTTCCCGTTGTCCGCCGCAATGTCCATCAGCACGAAGGGGTGGAACATCACCTTGATGCCGCGCGCCTTCAGGTCCGTGATGGCGCGGATGACGGAGGCATCGGACGGTGTCCCGCCATAGGCCGGCCCGCCGCCGCTCTCGCTCACCTCATGCGCCTCCGCGCGGGACGTGCCGCTCACCAGCCATGTCTCGGGCTCGGTTGGCTTGAAGCGGTTGTCGACACCGGGCTTCACCTCGCAAATGCCGCAGCGAAGATCGGTTCCGAACCACGCCGTCACCAGCGAGGCCCATTGCAGGTTCCGGCACGACGATGCGAGCTGGCCCACGGAGACGTTCCAGTCGCTTTCGCCATTTGCGGCGTGGGCGTTCTCGGTCTCGGTCACGCCCTCTTCCACCTCGCGCGTCACCACCGTGGTGTCGTAGCCGAACTCGGTCGCGCCGGGGATGATGCTCACCGCGCGCACATGGGTCTCGGCACCGCCCCCCGCGCGGATCACCTCGAAGGAGAGCTGCGGCAGCCGGTTCCCGAAATCCGCCAGCGGCAGCCGCTCGAACACGATATAGGCAAGCCCGCGATAGGCCGGCGCGTTCCCGGCGCCCAGCTTCGCCACCATCAGGCTGTCCGGCTCCTGCGTCTCGCTTCCCCTGTAAAGCCGCGTGGTGACGCCGGAGAGGTCGAATTCCTTGCCGTCGGCCCACACCCGGCCGATACGGTCAATTTCGCCCTCGCAAAGCCCCACCGCGAAGTTTGCGAAATAGCTGTAGGTCCTCACCTTCGTGCCGCGGCTCCCGCCGCCGCCCTTGCCACCCTCGCGTTCGGTCGTCCGCTTCTCCTCGAAATCCGTGGCCCAGATCACCTGGCCCGCGATCCGCATGCTCCCCCAGAGCCGGGGGATCGGCGCTCCCTCGGAGGAGGCCATCACGCGCAGGTCCGTAAGGCGCGGCCCCTTCACAGTGCGCGAGGAACCGAAGAGCTGCTGGTCAACGAAGCTTCCGGCCACGGCCCCCAGCGCCCCGCCGATGAGGCCGCCCACCGGTCCGCCCAGAAGCGTTCCCACCGCCGCACCCGCGGCTTGCAAAACGACGGTTGCCATCAGCCCCTCCCGTCCGGAAAGCGGAAGGCGAAGGCCAGATGACGCAGCCACCAGGCCGAGAGCGCAATCTCCGTCACCGCCGCCCCCTCCTGCGCATGGATCATGCGCGCCCTGCCGCTGGCAATCCCTGCATGCTTCGCCGGCAGATGCGGCCGCCAGCGGAACAGCAGCACGTCACCAGCCTCATACTCCGTAGACGGAATTTCCTTGAGGTGCCTCCGCGCAGCCTCCGCCATCGCTTCCGTGCCGCCCTCCTCGGCCCAGCCCGGCTGATAGGCGGGCGGCATCTCGGGCTCATCACCCATCACCTCGCGCCACACGCCGCGCACCAGGCCTAAGCAATCGGCACCCACACCCTTCAGGCTCGCCTGGTGCCGGTAAGGCGTCCCGATCCAGCCGCGCGCCGCGGCGATGATCGCGTCACTCCGTTCAGCGCTCATCTGTCCTCCCGTGTCGCATAGCGCATCACGGCATCGTCGCCCGGCATGTGCGGGAAGCCGCGGAAGTTCTCGGCATTCATGAATTTCGCCCGGCAGGTGGCGAACTGCTTGTCGCATCCTGCCGTCACCAACACGCGCTCACCCGCCAGCACCGGACCCGCCATGGGCTGCCACAGCTCGACCGTCCCGGCGCGGTGAAGCTTCACCAGCCCCACCCGCCCCTGATTGGCCCCGCCGAGGAAGCGCAGCTCGCCGCGCACGAAATAGCCGTTGTCGAAGTCCGCGATGCCCTGAAGCGTCAGTACCCGCTGTTCCACGCAGGCGATCACTTCCGCCTCGACCCGGAAGTCCGCAACATCCACGCCGCAGCGCTGGTCGCCCAGCTCCGCATCGCAGCCATACTGGAAGATCCGCCCGCGCGGCTGGTTCAGCCGGTGCGCAAGGCCGCGCAGTTCCGCCGTGAAGCCATGGGCCCCGCGCGTCACCTCGCCCAGCGAGCCCCGCTTCAGCAACACCCGCTGGCTCACGTCCTGCCAGTTCACCCGCCAGAGCTCGATCTCCGCATCGTCGAAATCGCCCGAAGCAATCCGCGCCTCGGAGATCCTGTCCGAGGACAGCGCCCCCGAGGCCTCGAGATTGTCGACGGAGAGGCCCAGCGAGGACTCGATCTCGCTCGCCGTGAAGCCCGTCTCCGCCTCATAGGTCACACCGCCAAAGCTCAGCGCCCGGTCATGGTCGGTGAAGCCCATGGTCTCGCCGCTGCGCAGCCTCAGCCGCCAGCAATGGCAGAGCGTCGTCGCACCCGATGCCAGGTGCGCTGCAAGTCCCGCCGGAAGCTGTCTCACGCGCGGATCTCCACCAATGGAATTTGCGGAATGTCGCCCGCCGCGAACTGCGTCAGGTTGATCCGCAGCTCGTCCGTATCGAAGCGCACCGGCACGTCGAACTCGAAGCCCGCCGTCACCACAGCACCGGAGGCCGGCGCCTGCGCCAGCGTCACGACCCCGGTCAGAAGATTGACGCTGAAGCCCGTCACCGCCGTTCCCGCCACCGCGAGCCTCACGCTGCCCGCCACCGGCTTGGTGATGGAGCGCACATAATCGCGAAGCCCCGCGCCATAGCGCTTGACGAGCTGGAAGCTCCGCCGTGCGCCGTCGCCCGTGCCGATCGCCTGATCGAGGCGCGAAACCTGTGCTCTCGGCGCGCAGGATTTCCAGTCCATGTGATCCTTGAAGCGAAACCCGATCAGCCGCCCGCGCCGCTCCTCGAAGAAGGCGATCACCTGGTGGATGTCATCCAGCGACCTGATGCCGAAGCCCGCGTCATAGCGCCTGCGCGAAGTGGCCCAGCGGCTGTTGCGCTCTTCAGCACCCGATCCCGTCACCACGATCTCGGTGCGCCGCTCAGGCCCGCCGGAGCTCCCGCGCGAAATGGCTGTTGGAAAGCGCACATCGTCGAAGCTCATCTCAAAGGTTCCTCTGCCCGCGCGCCGCGGCCCGAGTGATCAGCGCCGCCACCTGCGCTTGGCTGCGCTGGAAGGAGGCCGCATCCTGGGTGGCGATGTTCACCGTCACGTTCATCTGCCCCTGGCCGCCCCTGACGCCCAGCTTGCCGTCAGGCCCGCGCGCCAGCGGCATGATGGCCTCAGGCCCCGCCTCGCCCATCAGCCCCGTCGCACCCCCCATCGGGAACAGCACCGGTGAATTGACGATCCCACCATCGGCAAACGGCATCACCTTGCCGATGCCGCTGCCGATCATATTGCCCAGCGGCTTCAGCGCCTGCCCCAGCGCCATGCGCGAGAGGGAGAGTGCCAGCCCGCGCAGCACATCCTGCAGGTTCCGCCCCTGAAGGGCAGCACCCGCGAAGGCGGTCACCAGCCTGTTGCCCAGGCTCTCGGCCATGCGGTCGAGATCACTCATCTGTGCCTTCAGCGCCTCGGTTTCGAGTCCAAGCCTGTCGAACTGATCCATCACTCAATCATCCGGAAAAATCTGCATCAGGCTGGCCAGCCCCTCGCGCGCCATCACCTCGCGCCTTGCGCGCGGAAACGCCGCTGCGATCTCGCGCGGCGTTGCCGCCCAGAAAGCCGCAGGGCTCAGCTTCAGAACGCCAAGCCCCAGCCGCATGAAATCCTCCCACGGAAACCGCCCCGTCATGCGAAGGTCGCCTTGAGGAGCCGCACCACGATGGCGAGATAGCCCACGGCCCCGCCCTCAACCGTCATCGCCCTCACCTCCTCGTCGGTCACGGCATTGCCTGCACCCCGGAGCCCCGCCCCGATCACGCGGATCGCATCGCTGGCACCGATCTTGCCGGTCTCGAAGCGCTGGGCGATGGAGACAAGGTCCTCACCGCCATAGGCGTGCTCGATTTCGGCGAGCGCCCCCAGCGTCAGGCACAGCGTGTAACGCCTGCCTGAAAGCTCGGCCTCGATCTCGCCCCTGTGCGCATTCACCATGTGAAACCTCCTCAGATCGCCGTGAAGCTGATTTCGCCCGCGGACTCGAGCGCAAGGTCGAAGGTCACTTCACCATCATGCCTGCCGCCGAATTCAAGGCTCGCGATCTGGAACAGCCCCTCCACCACGCCGAAATCCGGCACGATCACCTGCCATTCGCGGATCAGTCCTGAAAAGAAGATCCCCCGCACCGTCGCATCCGATGCAGTATCCCTGAAGATGCCGGAGCCCCTGACCGCGGCGGATTTGAGCCCCGCGCCCGCCAGCAGCTCGCGCCACTGCCCCGCGGACTCCTGGTGCGTCACGTCCACCGATCCCGCATTGAAGGTAAGGGCATTGCTCCGCAACCCCGCCACCGTCTGGAAGCCACCGCTCCCCGTGGCGTCGACCTTCAGCAAAAGGTCGCGTCCCTTTTGTGCTGCCATGCTTATTCTCCTATTTGTTTTCCATAGCGCCTCCCCTTCATTCCTCTCCCCCACGCATGTGGGGGAGAGGAACGAAACGGGTGATCGTCCGCTAAACCGGCTCCGTCGCCGCGCGGAACCTCACATTCGCGCCGAAGCTCTCGCCCTGGCGCACCACGCTCCAGAACACGATCCGGAGGTTCACCAGCCGGTGGCCATCCAGGCTCAGTCCCGCGCCGTCGAGCACCGCCTCGATCTCGTCGAGGATCTGCTGCGCCAGCCTGCGGCTGCGGCTGTTGGTCCTGACCGCGAGCCCCACGAAATGCTCATGCGCCTTTTGGTCCGCCGTGCTCCAGTCGCGCGTCTCGATCGTCTCGAACAGCACCATGGGTTCACGCCCGCCGCGCGGCCGCTCCTCATGCACATGCCCGCCATCCAGCAGAGCGCGAAGCGGCGCATGCGCCAGAAGGGCTGCCCGCATGGCATCCGTCAGTGCCTGTGCCGGATTGCTCACAGCCGCACCTCGCGGAACACCGAGAGCAGCGCATCGAGGCTCACCGGCAAGGCCGGCCGCATGTCCTCGCCGCGCCCGGCGTAGTAGTGCGCCACCAGCATCAGCACGGCCTGGCGGAGGGGTGCGGGCACGTTGCCCGGCGCCGTCCCATATCCGGCCCGCACGCGAATGCCGATGCCGTTCAACTGCCGCCCCGGCCGCTGCCACTGGCGTGACCCGCGCAGCATCAGCCGCGCGGGCCGCGAGGCGGCATCGACCACGTAGTGCGAAGGCTCGATCACCGCCTTCTGGTCATCCTCGCCGAACACCGCGAGCTCCTCGATGGAGAGCACCGGCGCCAGCGGGATGTCGATCACGCCCTGCTCCGGCCAGGCGTCGCGGAAGCAGATCCAGTCCTGCGTGATGAACGAGAGCCCGGTGCGCGCTTCCGCCACGCGCCGGGCGGAGGCGATGAGGGCGCCGATCAGGGCGTCCTCCTCGTTGTGCGTCACGCGCAAATGCGCCTTCGCCTCGGCGAGCGAGACGGGCTCCGCCAGGGGCGGAGCAACCAGAATCGATGGCATGATCCTCAGCGGCTCACGTCGCTGCGAAGCGCATCAGCTTGATCGCCTCGAAGTTCTGCACGCCGCCGCCCACGCGCTTGGTCGTGTAGAACAGCACATAGGGCTTGGCGGAATAAGGATCGCGCAGCACCCGCACGCCCAGCCGGTCGACCACCAGATAGCCCTGGCCGAAATCGCCGAAGGCCAGGGCGGCGCTGTCGGCCGCGATGTCGGGCATCGCCTCCGACTCGGTGATGGGGAAGCCCATCAGCGTGGCGCGGCCGTCGGGCCGGATCGCCGGCTCCCACAAATAATTGCCGGTCGAGTCCCTGAACTTGCGGATCGTGTTCTGCGTCCTGCGGTTCATCACCCAGCTGGCATTCTGGCGGTAGGCGGCGCGCAGCGCATAGGCGAGGTCGAACAGCCGGTCAGACGGATTGGCCGTGGGGAAGCCCGCGGCAGCACCCGAGAGGATAAAGCCGATGTTGCCCCAGCTCCAGCTCGCATCCGCCACCCGCGGGTAGTCGAGAAAGCCTTTGGGCCGATTCACGCCGTTGCCGGTCACGAAGGCAACGCCTTCCTGTTCGGCGAAGGCCTGTTGCACTTCCTCCGCGATCCACTGTTCGATGTTCACCGCCACATCGTCCAGCAGCGACTGCGTGGCCGACGGCATGGCATAGAGTTCCATGGTCGGGAACTGCAGTTCCGCCAGCGCCGGCGTCGCCGTCTCGGGGCGCGCCGCCGTCTCGCCCACCCATCCGGTGGCGAAGCCCGCCGTGTTGAAGGGCTTGCGATAGTTGGGCGATGATACCTGCCTCACACTCGAGATCGCGCGGATGGGCGAGAAGATCGCCACCCGGCGGCCGATTTCGGTTTCGATCTCGGGCGGCACCAGGAAGCCGCCATCAGGGTTGGAAGACACCGAGAAGGCCTTGGCCTCCAGCGTCGTCAGCCCCTGTGCCTCGCCCTTCCTCACATAGGAGTCGAAGGCCTGCTTGTGCTCGCGCGCCATGGGCAGCTCAAGGCTCTCGCCCGAAAGCTGCGGGCGCCGGGCCTTCAGCGTCAGCTCGTCGAGGCGGGCCTTGGCCTCGTCCACCGCGCGGTTGATGCGGTCGACCTTTTCGGTCGTCACCACATCCGCGCTCATGCGCGCCTCGATCTGCGCCAGGCGCTCGTCATTGGCGTCCTTGAACGCCTCGAAGGCCTGCATCATGTCGCCGAAGGCGACCTTGGTTTCCAGTCCACCGTCCATTATGCATTCACCCTTTCTGATGTTGAAACGAAGGAAACCCGCGCCCCGGGGAGCATCGGGAATGTCACGAGCGAGATCTCCCAGAGGTCGATCTCGGTCAGAAGGCGTGAGGCCGTCGCCCTGTCGCGCCTGGCCTTCAGTGTCTTGAAGCCGATCGACAGCCCGTCGAGGCCCTTGCTCTCGAGCAGCGAGAACAGCTCGCGCGCCCTCTGCACATTGCGGTCGAGGCGGCCCGTCACGTGAAGGCCGCGCGCCGT